AATAAAGGCGGACAGCAGCCTGCTCCTCAGCAAAATGTAGCACAGGCTCCAGCAGCAGAACTTCCCGCAGTGAATAAAGGCGGACAGCAGCCCGCTCCACAAACTGTATCAGCACAAACAGGACAGCAGCCATCAAATGCAGGTAGTACGGAAGCTAAAAAGAATAGTGATGGAACTTATTCTCAACCTGGAAAACCAGCTCAACGATTTGGGCGCTCAAATTACAATTCTAGAACACAATTACCACTAACTCCTAATGTAGAATTTACAGGTAGGATGGGTCTTAAATTTAAAGGAAAATCCTATAGATTTGCAGGTCCAGACAAAATGCCACCAAAAACAGGCATTGATATATCAATACCTAACAAATACCAGATGATTGGTTCTGGTAATTTTAGAGGAAAAGGTCTTCCTGTAAGACTATCTGGTGGTTCGTACTATAGATTGACTTAACTTATTTTGTAATGCTGCGCTGCAGCATTACACTTGACAACTTCACTTTTTTCATATATAATAAAAATTATACACTCATTTTATAGGAGACTTATGAGTAATCGCGTATATGGCATAGACGAAAAGGCAAAACTAGAACATTTAGTAAATGAAGGAATGATTGTAATGCAAGAAGTCCAAGACTTACAAGAAGGACTACGAGATACAGTCAAAGCAGTAGCAGAGGAATTGAACATTAAACCCTCGCTCATTACAAAAGCTATCAAAATTGCACACAAAGCTGAGTGGCATAAGGTGGCAGACGAATTTGAAGATTTAGAAACTTTAGTAGCAACCGTTGGCAAGGATCATACATGAGCTATATAGATGGCATATTTGATAAAGATGCTGACATCATCCGTGTTGTAGAACGCAGAGAAGGTGAACGTGTCTATGTTGAGTATCCTATAAAATATACATTTTATGTAGAGGATCCCAAAGGCAAACATAAATCTGTCTATGGAGATCCTCTTAGTCGTATAGTGTGTAAAAGCACTAAAGATTTTAGAAAAGAGCTCGCAATATATCGAGGCACAAAAATCTTTGAGGGTGACATCAACCCTATATTCCAGTGCTTGAGCGAAAACTATCTTAATCTAGAAGCACCAAAGCTAAATGTAGCATTTTGGGATATTGAGACTGATTTTGATCCTGAGCGAGGATTTGCTCAGCCATCAGATCCATTTATGCCTATTACAGCCATTACAGTACATCTGCAATGGCTTGAAGCTCTTATTACACTTGCTATTCCGCCAAAAGGTTTATCTATTGAGAAAGCTAGAGAACAAATGGCTCAATGGGGTAAATCTGTTATGATATTTGAGACAGAGAAAGAAATGCTTGATACATTTCTTGATTTGATTGACGATGCTGATGTATTGAGCGGATGGAACTCAGAAGGATATGATATTCCTTACACTGTAAATCGTGTAAGTCGTGTGCTTAGTAAAAATGACACACGACGATTCTGTTTATGGAAGCAACTGCCAAAAAGGCGTGAGTTTGAAAAGTTTGGCAAAAAAGCTGAAACATTTGATTTAGTAGGACGAGTTCATCTAGATTCGTTGGATCTATATAGAAAATATAACTATGAGGAACGTCATAGCTACAGACTTGATGCTATTGGCGAGCTAGAGATCGGGGAAAACAAAACGGTATATGAAGGTACGCTGGACCAGCTATACAATAACGATTTTCGTACATTTATAGAATATAATCGGCAGGACGTAGCTCTGCTAGATAAACTGGACAAAAAGCTAAAATTTATCGACCTCAGTAATATTCTAGCTCATGCTAATACAGTATTACTACAGACAACTATGGGCGCTGTAGCAGTTATTGAGCAAGCTATTATTAACGAAGCACATCATCAAGGATTGCGAGTTCCAAATCGTCCAAAACGAGATGAGTCTAGCTCACAGGCTGCAGGTGCTTATGTAGCATTTCCAAAGAAAGGCTTACATAAATGGATTGGCTCAATGGACTTGAACTCTCTGTATCCTAGTGTTATTAGATCACTCAATATGGCGCCTGAAACTATTGTAGGACAGCTACGACAGGATATGACAGAAGAGATGCTTCGCGAAGCACAAGAGCTAGAGAAAAAATCTTTTGCTGGTGCTTGGGAGGGGATGTTTGGCACATTAGAATACGAAGCTGTGATGCAGAAGCGTAAAGATGTAATGATTACTATTGACTTTGAAGATGGAAAAGTTGAAGTAATGAGTGCGGCTGAAATTCATGATCTTATATTCAACTCACATACTCCGTGGATGCTATCTGCTAACGGAACAATCTTTACAACAGAATTTGAAGGTGTTATCCCAGGCATTTTGAAGCGTTGGTATACTGAACGTAAAGAGCTTCAAGCTATGAAGAAAAAAGCTATTGAGGCTGGAAATGAATTAGAAATTGCATTTTGGGATAAGCGACAGCTAGTAAAGAAAATTAATCTAAACTCGTTATATGGAGCTATTCTAAATTCAGGCTGTAGATTCTTTGATAAACGTATTGGACAATCTACTACACTAACTGGCAGAGCAATTGTAAAGCATATGTCTGCCGAGGTGAACAAAACTATTACAGGAGTATATGATCACACTGGTGATGCTGTAATATATGGCGATACTGACTCTGTATATTTTTCGGCGTACAATACGCTAAAAGACGACATTGAAGATGGAAAAATCCCGTGGGACAAAGACACAGTCATCACGCTATACGATCAAGTCGCTGAGGCGGCAAATACTACATTTACAACTTTTATGCGGGACGCTTTTCATTGCCCAGCTAGCCGTTCCGATGTTATTGCTGCTGGGCGTGAGATTGTAGCAGAGTCAGGCTTATACATTACTAAGAAGCGTTATGCTGCCCTTGTATATGACTTAGAAGGAGATCGTAAGGACGTAGATGGCAAACCTGGTAAAATCAAAGCTATGGGCTTAGATTTGCGTCGATCAGATACTCCTGTCTTTATGCAAGAATTTCTGTCTGAGATTCTTATGATGGTTCTAAAAGAAGAGCCTAAAGAAGACATACTAAGTAGAATTACAAGATTTAGGCTTGAGTTCAAAGAGCGTCCAGGCTGGGAAAAAGGCTCGCCCAAGCGTGCCAATAAGATTGGACATTTTAGAGCTTTAGAAGAAGCTAAAGGCAAAGCTAACTTGCCAGGACACGTTAGAGCATCTCTAAATTGGAATACACTCAAGGTGATGAACCACGATAAATATAGTATAGACATTGTCGATGGTATGAAGGTTATTGTATGCAAACTAAAACCAAATCCATTAGGATATACTTCAGTAGCATACCCAACTGATGAGCTTAGATTACCAGATTGGTTCAAAGCATTACCATTTGATCATGAAGCTATGGAAAATGCTATTATTGATAGTAAGCTAGACAATCTTATTGGTGTTCTAAAATATGATTTGACTGATACTAGACAAGATAATACATTTAAAACATTGTTTGAGTTTGGGTGAAATGAAAGAGAAGAAAGACGAGCAAAAGAAAGAAACATTGAAAGATGTGCTAAATTCTCCTGAGATGGAGAAGGTTGCAGAACTATATGCAAAAGCTATGCATCAATATGAACGAGACGCTAATTCCTTTTGGGAAGGTATGTCTGAAGAAGATCAAGAGAAAGCCTTTTATATTGTATGTAAAAGAATCTATAATGGCGATGTAGTAAAAGGCGGCTCATATAGATATGTTCTTTATGATATATTTGGCTTTGATCCAGGAATGTATGGAATAGGTATGGATTGTGGCTATATGGATATCCACAATATGATTGGGAAAGGTTTGACATTAGATAAGATGTTAGCTGCCAAAAATATTAATGTAAAATGTTTTGATATAGAAAAATCATATAAAAAAGTTAAAGATGTTAGACTTACATTAAAAGAAAAAGATGGAACAGCATACATCGAAGTTAATCAAGAAAAGAAGGATGGATGAGAAATCAATTACTAGATATTTTGCAACATACTTGGTTTGCATCATTCTTTGAATTTATAAACATATATCATATCAAAGATGCTGCTATTGAAATTATTCCAGATCTATACGGAAAAATTACAGATATTGATCCAAGAACACACCGACTTTCAACTACTCCTGCGCTAACACCGTGGTTGGAAGTTGGCATGCCAATTCAGTTCCTAACCTCACCAGACGGATCATCCCAATCGCTAAAAAATGCTGAATTGGATACTACAAAAGAGTATTATGTCAATACACTATGGAAAAATGATCACTGTATCAAATTTACTATAGGCGAGACGCCAACAACTAAAAATATTATAGAAGTTCCATACTCAAACTTTGCATTTACTATAAGACATAACCGCAGCTATGTGGTATTGAAAGATACTAGTTTTTTAGATGTAAATATGAAAGTTGTTTTTGAAAACTTTCCTAGCAATACAGACATAGTAGCCGAAGCTGGTTTTTCTCAAACATCAAAGTATTATATTGATGAAATATTTCCCAATAATAAAATAAGACTAAATGCTACTCAAAACGCTGCCGAATATATGCATTTTTCTAAAGCATGGAAAGGCGAAATTGAAATTGTACAAGATAATACATTTGTAGAAGCAGTTTCTCCTGAG